TACCAGATGCAAACTTTCTTAACCTCTTCAGGAGAGTAGCCGTTTGCAACTAGGTATGGACGCAAATACATAACTGTCAGTGCGTCAACGATAAGAAGCATCAAAGGCTCGATGTGCGCCTTGTAGAGGGCCTCGTCGATCTGAAGAGCGTTAGAGTACTTAACGTTCGCAAGTCCCGTCACAACGTCTTTAGGGACGTCTAGGCCCTGCATGATGCGCTCTAGTACACGGTCTGCACGCTGAGCAAGAGCTGGGTCGAATGAACGCTCGAACTTGAACTGCTTAATCTTGTCGCCAAGTTCTGCTGGACCACGGATGATCAAAGGAACAACGGCACTCGCAGAGTCCTCGTCCTTAATCGGAGTGGTCATTGCATCGATTAGCTGGTCTTCGAAGTCGTCAGCGGCTTCCTCTGGAGTGTAGCTCTCGTTGTAGTTTCCATCCTCGTCATATGGATAGTCAGGGTCTGGCGTAGCAGCAACTGAAAGACCATCTGGGAGGTAAAGAGCACCCGCGTTGAGGCGAGAACGTGCAGTAGCACGGAAAGTACGGTTTAGAAGTAATAGCTCAGCGCAAAGATCTAGTAGGCCGCGTAGCGATGAGTCAGCTTCCTGAGTGTATCGAGGGTGTGAACGCCACATGCGGCCAACGAACGCACTCTGTGGAAGTTTGATGGCTTCTCGATTGCCCTGAGACATCATAGAAGAACCGCCACCAACTTCTCGGCGTGGGTTGATGATGTAGTTGCCCTTAGAGTCAACCTGAAGTTCATCTACAGATCTAACGTCCCAGCTCTCTGGTAACCCAGAGCCTAGACGCTCTGGGACCTGAACTAGGTAGCATTCGCCAGTTACCTGAAGATTTAGAGCTGCATCCTTCAAAAGACCAGCACGACCACCAAAAGCTGAGTCAAGTCTGTCAAGTGCTCGCTCCGCTGCTGCAGCCAGACGAGGATCGACACTGTCAACGCTGTCGATTGGTGCTGGAGCCTCGCTCGGATTATTAATTGCAGCTGCGTAAAGACGGATACGTGATACAACAGACGCAACTAAATTGAAAGCATACTTAACTTCACCGATTGAGTCGTAGTATTCCCATGCTTCGCTCTGCCAAGAAGTTGATGCAGACTGGCGGCGAGACTTGAATAGCTCTGCCTCGCCTTTGTCCTGAAGATTTACTTGAGCAGCAGCAGCTGTAAGTGGGCGAGGTGTATTAAAAGACTGAGGCTCGGCATAGACAATGCCAAAAGAGTCAATTGAGACGCCAGGTGCTACACGTGTAGCGTTTTTTGGGGCAGAAGCGCGAACACCAGATCTAGTGTCTCTAGATTTTGCGCTTTCTTTTTTGAAAATACCCAAGATCAGGCTCCTATGTTTATCGCTCGACGCGAGTTGCTATTATCCCGATTATAGCGGAAATAGCCAAGATTAATGATACCACAAAAGTAAAATCGGGTAGCAGGTAGGCAAAGAATACAATCGAAATTGCCACCCAGAACCCAGTGCACCAGTAGCAAGTGAAGAGATATCCAATTTTTGTGCTTGGCGGAAATTTCTTCCAGATAGCATCTCTAATTGGTTCGAATAAGTTATCAGCAACTATGAAGTGAGTGACTCTATAGGCAGCCAACGACAATATGATGAATGAAACTAAGCTAAAATCCATTTTCCTATCAAACTGTTAAGGTTTTATATGGATTCCAACCACGAAGTCGTGATCCGCAGCCGCATCCAGTATCTTTCTTGAATGCTAGCATCTTTCCAGACGAAGTTACAACAAAAGAATCTTTAGTTGGCTCACTAGATGGGATAAATTGATCGTAAGTCTCTTTAAAAACTATCTGAGGACCGTCATTTCCATCTTTTGCTACGACAATCTGGGTATCAGTGACGATTACACGGGTTATTTCTAGGTAATTTGACCCCTCAGTAGGCTCAAAACTACGCATAGTAGTCACATCTTCGACTTTTCCTGGTCCAATTGCCGCTAAGTGGCAAGGAAACCTATCTAAAAGTATCTTCACTGCTATCTAACCCTAAAAATGCTGCCACCTGATCTACCGCCAGTAGAAACACCGATTTTACGGTCTGCAAAGCTTTTTGCACGTAATTTTCCGCCAGAAAAGCCTGGTGGTGGCTTAATTAGCAGTGCTGTCATAGCATGAACCATGGCATCGATGCGGTCAGGAGACTTTGATGCACTTTCTGGGATCCAAGAATACATCTGAGACTCCAAATCCTGGTGATACCCAACGTGGTGGACACGTCCTTGCTCATAAGCGAGCACAATTGGCTCTGCACGGAGGGCTTTACCGTACTTTGAGTGGACCTCTAGGACCTTAATGGTCGGGTCGATCGAGTTGATGGCATTACGAACGAGTGCGCCACCCTGATTAACCTCGGCAACGACGGGGCAACCCCATTTACGAGCCATTTCGACAACTTTACGGGCCCAGGTGTCTGGGGAACCGTGAATTGAAGCGTCCTCAAGAACCCAAGCATTGCGCTTATAGAGGTCGTGCTCTGCAGTTGCCGCGCAGACAACAATACCGCACTCGTCACGGGGATTCTCAGCAACCGAAGGGTCCACGCCGATAACACGTAGCGGAGTAGCAGGAGGGTAATTGTGGTGTCTAGCCGACTCAACCATTTCTTCACTCCAAAGAGCTCCTTCAACATCGTCAAGCATCTCACCATAAAGTTCCTGACGAGCTAGTGATGTTCCTTCATAAACGCCAGTAATGGTGTCAAGGTATGCCTTTGAAAGGTTTCCAGCGTTGTCCATAGTTGAACCACGAGTGACACGAACGTTAGCTCCGCCTGGACGGTCAGTGCGAGACTCTTCAATAAGTTTGTAGAGAAGCGGAACACGCTTCGGGGTAGTAGTCACTACCATCTGTGGGTGTGCACCAAGACGAGTACCAACGCGCAAGTTGTCAAACGCAGTCATACCTGCAGCATCTGGAGTTTGACGCCAAGCTGCAATCTCATCGCCCCATGCGTGGGTGAACTGAGGACCACGAAGTGAGTCAGGCTCATCTGCAGTAAAGAGCGTGGCAACGTTACCGTTTGGCCAAGTTAGACGACGCTTCGAAGGCTCGTAAAGCGGCTTCTCACTAGGGGGCGAGACGTTAATGATTCCAGACTCACCCTCAACGATAACGTCACGCACGTCAGCTGCGGTACGAGCAACAAGTGCGAAACGGCGTTGGCCAGTATTGGTGTACTTCGCTTGTTCGCGAACCCACTCGGATGCTAGACGGGTCTTACCAAAACCACGACCTGCAAGTACAAGCCAGATGTTCCAATCAAGTCCTGGAGGGGCAAACTGTTCTGGACGCCCCCAGACAGACCAATCCCACACAAGTGACTCTGGATCTAATCCCGCTAGTGCAGCAAGTCGCTCTTCTTCTGGGAGCACAGCTAATTGCTCCATGATACTTTTACCCATAAGGTAAGTCTACAGTACTAGCTGAAGTTTGCTATGTACGTGCCAGAGATGTGAAAACTGTCTTCAGTAGCCAACGTGACTGGACTGTTGTGATCAAACTCTTCATCTTGGCCGTTGCTGTTAGTGTACGTTAATAAAACTCTGGAACTGTCAGCTTCAACGTGGCCGCCTAGTGCGAACTGCTTTCCGCTAGAGATATCATGCAAACATGCCTGCTTGAATTGGACAGCATGTCTTGCGGTGAACGGTAAGTCAACATAGTACTGGCCAGAACCAAAACTAGTTATATTGTCCATATCTACTTGAATGTCGAAGTAAACCAGAGGGCCAGCAATGACGTAGCTACCGCTGAATAGGGGGCTCCCGTTAAATGTCGGCTGCGTTTCGACAGCGCCACCGTTGACCGTAAATACAATTTCTTCTGAAACCGCGCCGCTATTACCTATGTCAGAAATGGTTGCGTAACGGTTAGGTTCAACGATTGAGTCTTTGTACATGGCTCCAGAGACCTTTACCATGATGTCTTCGTCAGAGGAGAATATCTGGTCTGCGACTATTTTGTACTCTGAGCTGCCGTTGGACGCCATTATTGATGGTCTCTCTATGTAAGTGCTTCTCCCGCTAGATATTATACCATCAAACGGACATTAGACACTTATGCGAGCTCGTCCATGGATCGTAGTGCAGACACTGGAACAGAGTATGTGGGCTTTCCGTTTTCTTCACCATTAATAAGTTCTGGGCGGAGGACTTCGTTCGGGTAACACCAACCGTGTGCGATGAAGTCTGGAGTTCTGTAATCGTTGATTGCACTGCGAATAATTTTCTTTTCTGGTCCACCAGTTAAAAGAACGTAAGGGGAGTTTAGTTTATCAACATCTCCGCTGAAGCGTAGAGTTGGCTCCTTAAGCCCGCCGTCAGTGAACTTATAGCGAACTTCCCAGACGCCAACATCTGGCTCGCCTTTGCGGGTATTTACGCTAGGCGAAAAGTCATCCATGCCAAGCATTCTGGCAAACGCAATCTCAGACATAACGGTCATTGTGTGCTGCCAGGTCTCCCACATATCTCCCTCGGAGTATCTGCGGTTTGCTTCAGGTGCGCCTAGGTACGGCTGCTGTCTAAGGAATCCGACACTACAGGCTAATGCTTCTTCAGTGGGGGTTAGCCCATAGCTCCATCTACTCATAGCTTCACGCTACAGTAGACAAGAGTATTTGTCAACTAGCTAAGCCAGCGAGTCCCTAGAGACTCAAAGATATTCTGGTTGTATTCGAAAGCGAGGATAACTTCATCAATAAACTTCTTGTGATCCTTCTCTGGAACCAGGGTGTCTAGATTCTCTCGGTAAGACTCCTTGTATCGAACCTTATCGTCGATAGTGTCGAACTCGTAGAAAGATAGGAAGTTCGGCGGGATCATTAGATTACGTGTAACCAGCGCGGCAATAGCTTGACCGCCCGAAAGATCTCCTAGGTAGCGAGTATAGTGGTGTGCGAGTAGTCGCACCCAGTCGTTCGACTCAACTAATGCTTTAATGTGAGCAACGTATTCGATTGTTGCATCGCACACTAGAAAAGATCCACCAAGCGATTCGATGTCGCAGATAATGCGCTCGAAGCGGTCGAGGCGGCGGTCGAATAGCGGCCAAGGGTTGCGTCTATCGTCCCAAGCCTCTAGTGCTTCATAAATTGGAGCAAGCTGGGTCAAATAATCACGGTAGGCGTCAGATCCAACGTCGCCCTTCATTAGAGCTACCATAAATGGACTGCGCTCAGCTGCAACATGGGCACCCTTAGATGCCTCTCGTACTAACTGGGAGAGCATAGTTGATCCTTACTGGTTGGGGGTATAAATTCTAACACAAATAAGAAACGCGGGCCGATCGAGTATTCCCAATCCAAAGCCCGCGCTTCTTATTCTATTTTACTAGAACTTATCTAGCTGAGTGAGCTTGTGCCAAGTCCAGATAAACTCGTTCACGAACTTCTCATTGGCGTCATCTGAAGCGTAAACTTCAGCTAATGCACGTAGAACTGAGTTCGAAGCGAAGACTAGGTCTGCGCGGGTAGCAGTCCACTTACGCTCTCCGTTGAAGTAGGAGTGCGAACCGTAGACGCCCTTCTGGTCAGCCTTTGGAGCCCAAGCAATGTTGATGTCCAAAAGGTTGCGGAAGTAGGAGTTGTCTAGAACACCAGGAGTCTCGGTTAGAACACCGTGCTTGGTGTCACCGTGAGTTACGCCTAGTACACGTAGACCACCAACAAGAACAACCAACTCTGGAGGAGTCAGACCAAGTAGGGCCGCCTTCTCTAGTAGTAGGCGCTCTGCAACATCCTCGGTACCTTCAGGAATCCAGTTAGTGAATCCGTCAGCTAGAGGCTTCAGGTAGTTGAATGACTCAACGTCAGTCCACTCCTGAGTAGTGTCAGTGCGCCAGTTGGTAAATCCAACTTCCTCTGAAACTCCAGCCAAAGAAGCTGCACGTTCAATGGCAACGTTCGCGCCAAGAATGATTAAATCAGAGTTGGTCAAGTTTGTCCCAGCAGACGCTGCAACATTTTTGAGGAACGCCACTACTTCATTGATCTCATCCCTGTCGTTCGATTCCCAGCTAATCTGTGGCTCAAGTAGAACACGAGCACCGTTAGCTCCACCACGCTTGTCCGAGTTACGGAAAGTCGAGATAGATGACCAAGCAGTTCGAATCAGCTTAGGTGCCAGTGCTGGGTTAGTGTTGATCGCCTGTAGGATTCCAGCCTTCAGTAGATACAACTGAGGAGCAGAAAGCAGCTCAACAGAAGTCTCTCCAATAATTGGGTCCTGCCAAATTAGATCTTCAGTAGGAACCTCTGAGCCAACATAGCGAGAACGTGGACCAAGGTCACGGTGGGTCAGCTTGAACCATGCTCGAGCAAAAACTTCTGAGAAGTAGTCGAAGTCTGCAAGGAACTTCTGGCAGATAGCGTCGTACTTTTCGTCACCGAAACGAAGAGCTAGGTCAGTAGTGAGCATGCGAATCTCTACAAATTCGTCCTTGTGCGCGTGAGGAGCAAGGTGAACCTCATCGGCTACTGGACGCCACTGCTTTGCACCAGCTGGAGACTCTTCGAGCTCCCACTTGTCGTAGCCGTAGATCATCTTTAGGTAGTCGTTATCCCACTTGGTCGGGTTTGGGGTCCAAGTAACTTCTAGACCAGAAGAGATAGTGTCTTCTGAGTGACCCTTGCCTTGCGAGTTAGACCAGCCTAGACCAGCCTGGTGAATGTCTGCACCTTCTGGCTCCTTGCCAACCTGGTCAGCAGAACCAGCACCGTGAGTCTTACCAAAAGCGTGACCGCCAGCAATAAGAGCAACAGTCTCTTCGTCGTTCATCGCCATTCTAGAGAAGGTGGCACGGATGTCAGCAGCAGCCAGCTTGAAGTCTGGGTTGCCGTCTGGGCCTTCTGGGTTTACGTAAATCAGACCCATCTGGACTGCAGCAAGAGGACCTTCTAGAGTCTCTGCATCGCGTGACTCGTCGTAACGCTTATTGGCTAGCCACTCGGTTTCTGAGCCCCAGTAAGTGTTGTCTGGTTCCCAAACATCTTCACGTCCGCCAGAGAATCCATAAGTCTTAAGGCCCATGTCTTCTAATGCAACGTTACCTGCAAGGATCATCAGGTCAGCCCAGCTTAAACGCTTGCCATACCTCTGCTTAACTGGCCAAAGTAGGCGACGCGCCTTGTCTAGGTTTACGTTGTCTGGCCAAGAGTTGAGAGGCGCAAAACGCTGTAGACCCTGGCCACCGCCTCCGCGACCATCAGTTGCGCGGTAGGTACCAGCTGAGTGCCAAGCCATGCGGATAAAGAATGGGCCGTAGTGGCCGTAGTCTGCTGGCCACATTGGGTGAGAGGTCTTCATAACCTCTGCAATGTCAGCCTTAACGGCAGCTAGGTCAAGAGATAAGAACTCTCTTTCATAGCTATTGAAGTCATACGCGTACGGATCGCTCTTCTCTGAGTTGTGAGTAAGAGCATCAGTAGTTAGCTGCTCTGGCCACCACTTAGTTGTGTTGGTAGTTCCCGTAACGTTAGACGCTCCGTGCGGAACTGGGCATTTTGCCTCTTCCATTTATTTCTCTCCTCTTTCTAGATTTGCGCACACTGCTCGCGCAATTAGGTCTGCAAACATCAAGCCTTCCTCTTCTGGCGAGTTATACCAACCGCCAACTTTCTGGAAGTCAAGAGCCTTAGCATTGCCAGAAAGGATGTCGTTTACTCTGGCAGCGACAAGAATTGCAAATTTCTCCTGTTGTAGCTCTTTGTTGTATATGTCAATAAGTTCTTGCATTTTCTTATTCCTCTCCTAGCAATCTGTTCTCTCGAACGATTGGCTCATAGACTTTTGATGTTGCGGTAACTGGCTTCTTGTAGCCGTAGCGAACAAGGCGGAAGCGCAGGGCACCGTGAGTAACCCCTAGACGCTTAGCAAGACGGTACAAAGTAACGCCTTCTACGGTGTGCGCGTGGTTCAGCAGAGCAGTGTACTCCTCTGCTTCCTTTCGGTACTGCTTACCATTTGCACGAACCTGCTGAGCGTAAGGCTGCAGCTCTAGCAGACGCTTAAGAGTCTCTGGGCTTGGCTCAACATAAGTCGGACCAGCCTTTTGCGGCTTAACTGGCGGTTCTGGAATATCAATTCCAAGATCGAAATCAAACTCGTCCGCGAGCTTTGCAACTGCGTTAGATATCTGTCGAACTCTTTCTCGGGTGAGCCCTGAAGCATTTGAGATTGCCTCATAGGTCCAGCTGGCGTCAACAAGGTCTTTAATTAGCTTGTCGCGCTTTGTGTTGTCTGAAATCAATTCGAACTGGCGCTTAATGTCTTCGGGAAGCGCCTGATTCTTCTTGATGTACTTTTTCTCGTCACTCATGGCGGTTGTCGTCATTTCTCTCTCTATTATCGGCTAGATCGTTTCTTGGCCAACTTATCTGGCTGTTCGGATATAACTATCCGATACTCCTCTGAAATAAAATCTTCAATATTTGAACCAACGCGAACGTCGGTAACGTGAACCATAGATTCAATCAAGGTAACCATTCGCTGGACCTCTTCGGTCTCTGCTAATTCTGGGCACCAGATCTCTACAGAACAATCTGTCATTTCGAAGACGCCGCTAGTTGGGATTAAATCTCGGAAATCGTCATAGGTACGTACGTTTAATGTTCTAACAGTATTCTGCACTTATTTCTTTCTTTCTGAGGTGATGTCTACCTCGAACGGGTCATCTACCTGTCTTAGTGCTCCATTAAAAATAATTGCAGACGCTATTAAGGCAACTGCAAAAAAGATTATCAGGATGATGCTAAAGACTACAGCAATCCAAACTAGGATGTCAACCACTAGTAATCAGAGCGCCTAGGTGCAAGGGTTGCTAGCGTTAGGGCGGCAAGTCCTAGTGCTATTGACGGGGTCGGAGTAGGCGAAATAATCAACGCCACTATTGATGCAATAACCAGAAGGATTGCCAGAACGGATGTCCAGATTATTGAACGAAGGAAAAGATAAAACTTCATCGTCCAGTGTCCTCTCTATCTGAAAAACGGTCAGGGTAAATAACACCTAGGAGTGGTCCAGGGGTGTTGGCGATGTTTTTGCGGATCTTGCGAATACGCAAGAGGTTGCCTACCAAGCGATAGATAACTGGACCTGAAATAAGGGCCACTATCACGAGGTAGACAACCACTGCGATTGGTGTAGTTAGTGTGTTCATACACACAGCATAACACTAGTAGCGAATATACGCAACTTTGCTATTTTTTGCTGCGAATTTGTCTACTAACTCGAGAACTGTGTCCTCACCACGGTTCTTTGCGTGGATCATGAATCCGCCACCAACGTAGATACCTACGTGGTACGCACTCTTTGATCCCTTATAGGTGAATGCGACTATGTCACCTGGAATAGGGGCGTCTACTACTTTTCCGCCATTGGCCTGTGCCGATGCACGGTGCTCAAGGTAGTAACCCTTGTACTGTTTGTAGAACCACATGACAAGACCTGAGCAGTCCCATCCTGTCGGTCCAACACCAGAAAGAACGTACGGTGACTTTCCAACATATGTGTGGAGCTTTTTAATAAGCGCGTCTACGTTTTCGTACTTCTCAAACTCGGCCTCAATCGCGTCGATTTTTTTGTCGATTCGATCGTCAGCCTTTTCGAGCTCTGTTTCTAGTGTTTCTACCTGGAGTTCTAGCGAGTACTCGCGCAGAGTAACTGGCCTAGCTCCAAGTATGGTGTCCAGTGTTGCTGGAGCAACCTGAATTTTTGCTGCAGACGGAACTGTTCCGCCTGGAGGCATTGCGTATGCATTAGAGGTCGTTGTTGGACTTACTGCACTTGCTGTCATTGTCAGTAGAACTGACGCTGTTATGTAGTGGAGAAAAACGTTTGGTCTTTTATTTCCACTGCGGGTATCGGTTGTGTTGTTCTTCATTGGCGGCCTACCTTTCCTTATTGAGAGTAATTTCTCAGCCGTTATTGAGTAGTGACACTTTAGCCTGCTCCCTGCAGACGTGTCAAATTGACTTGATGTTCTTCTTTCTGTGAGGGGGTCTAGAGAATAACCCGTTTATACATTGCTCGGTACGTAACGCCTGCAGCCTCGGCGAGCTCTCTAATTGAGACATTCCGAGAGTGGAGATCTTTGCATAGCTCAGTAAGACGCTGGTTTGCGACTGCTGGAGCGGACGTAGATGCCATTCTGGATCGGAATGTGCGTGCAAGGGGGGCCAGATTCTCAATATCCTCAAGGATCTTTGAAGAGATTCCTGGGGAATTGCGTTTCTTCTGGTAGTTGCCCTCTTCTGCCTTTGGTTTAGGCATCGGAATAGGGGCGTCTATTACTTCTGTACCGCTCTTCTCTTGAGAGGATGCCTTCAAAACCCAGCTGCGGATCGTAGTTCGTGGACGCTTTGGCGAGAGTGCTTCACCTATGCACTGCAAGGACCAGCCTTGCGTGTAAAGGGCATTCACTCGCACAATAAGGGCGTCCGCGGTAAGCGAATTGAGAAACTCAACCTCGTGAGGTGGAAGCTTCTGCCCGCGTGCTGCTTTTCGAGACATAGGTTTTATTTTAGCAGTGCGTGGACCCTTTTAGTGGCAATAAATGGTTTATCTTCTGGACCTTTTATGTATGGGTTGATCCAAATGCGCTTTTTTATGGCAAGTCCAGTCTCTTTATCCTTCATAGGCTGCCAGCGCCAGTGCCCAACAACTAGCCAACGGTGGGAATACTCGCGGTCAGATGGGCCAGTAACAGACGGAGCCGAGCGATACTTGTGTCGGATATCAATAATGGTTACTTCCGTAGGGATGTTCTTGCCTTTTAGACGCTTTGCCTGTTTTTTGTTAGTTGTCTCTTTTTTACAGATCGTGACAATCTCGGCTGGCTGCTGCAACATAAGCATTAGAGAGTGGAATGCATACGAAGGGGTCACTCGTATCACTGGAGTTGCAGTGAACTCAGAAAGAGCGTTTGTTAGGCTCTCGGTAGGGGCCATCGGATCTCCAGATCGGTAGGGGGTGGTTGCTCGATATACCCAGCGGAAATTTGGAACAGGTAGCCCTACCCTGGAGTGAAACTGTTCCCAGCCCTCTAAAGCGCTGTCCGCCTCATTGAAGCGGTCGTTGTATGCTGTAATTAGGTAAGTGATTGGGTTGCCGTCATCGTCAAACGTGTGAGGTGCCCAGGCTAAAGCGTGTATCTTCATAGTCTCTGATAGGGCTATTGCTTTAGTGAAATAGCAAAACCCTCTAGGGTGCTCGACATTAGAGGTGTCTGCCACGTCTTCGTGGGTCAATACCTGAGCGCCCATCTCGACCATCTCGGACATATCGTCATCGCAGTAGTACAGGGTTACGTCTCCAGTGTGTATTAGCCCGTTCTCAAAGGTGGCGAATTCATCTTTAGCGGCAAGGTGTGCTGCCATCATAATACCTTTAGGGTCTCCTGCCCATTCTTCCATTAGCTTGATGGCAGCAGCTGTGGCCATCGCCTTATTATCAGCTAACCCGTAAAGGTGCGGCATAGAAAGCGGAGATCCAGTGCGAATCTTTCTAAAATCTTCCAGTAGGTCTGGGACATTCTGTGGTTTAATCATGCGACCAATGTATATGGGTTAGGGGCGTCTGTCAAGTTGGGCCGAAAATTTTTAAAAATTTTTTTGGAAATTTTTAGAGGCCTGAAAAATAGGGGGTGGGGGCAGTTTTTTAAAAAGAGGGGGGGGTGTACAGAAGAGGAAGATTAGTACCTTAACGCTGGATCCTTTTGGCGGGTGAGAGCGCTGCAGCAGTTTTTGAGTGCTTCGTGATTTGTTTCCTAAAATCAAGGGGGTCGGCAGTCTTCGTAAAAAGTTTCTGAAAAAATCTCCAGAAAAATAAAAAATAAAAAGACTAATGAACTATGCCCTCTGCCCCCCTCCTCTCTGCCTAGTTGTTATCTAAGCCTCTTGATACAACTGCCTAGGCTCTCTTGGCTGGGCTGGCTAGTAGTCAAGGCTCTTGGTCTATCTATCTAATGACTAGACACTCTGACTATCTAAGTGCTTGCCCTCTAGTGCTTGGCTCTAGTGCCTAGGTCTACTCTGCCTAGGCTAGGCTAGATAACTCTGGCTCTTACTCTCTGGCTGGCTAGAACTATAAGCCCTTGCCTAGGCTTTGCTAATTACTTGGCTAAATCTCTGGGAAAAGCCTTTACAAATAACCCCCTCTAATCGGCTCTCTATGCCCCCCTCTAGCGCTTGGCAGGGCTTGGCTGGCTCTCTGTATGTCAAACCCCTCTAATCGCCTCCTAGGGCTGTCTAACGGCATAACCGCACACGGCATAGAAAAACCCCCCTAGCCTAGGGCTAGAGGGGCTAACTAGAAAGGGCTACACCCTCTTGGCGCATACAGGACCAATGCCCTGCGCCACGCTCTTGCTATCGGTCAAGAACGCACCGCAAACACAGCACAGCCCAGTTTCTACACCGAACGCCTTAGCCTGCTCTAGGGTCATCTTGTCATCGGCAGACAACTTACGAATAGCGCCCTGCTCATAGTCAAAACCGCCTGCGGTATTTAGGCGCTTGGCGTATAGGTTGCCAGTTTCACGGCTCGCCTGAACACGGTAGATAGCGCCCGCAACCTGATACATACCCTGCTCAACCACAGGGTTGCGTGCGCCTGACACAGGCTGGGCAAGCAACTTAGCGATTAGGTCGCTTGCGGTAGCAACGGTAAGTGCGCTGAACTCAATGCCTGAAACCTTGCGCTCATCGGCAAGGCGCTTGATGAATGAAACCTGCTTGATTGTTGCTGGAACTGCTGACATTTTGGAACTCCCTATCCCCAACCCCCTTGGCTGGTGATACCAGCATAGCACTATCGAAAACAAAAAAGCAAACAAGATAATTTCTCGGCGTGTCTATCTGTATTTATTTTTTGTCTAAGCCCCACGGCAACGCCCCCGCAAACAAACGGCAAAAGAAAAACCCCCTGCCCGTAGGCAAGGGGTTTCATCTTTCGTGAAAAGTTATGCTGGCACGCCAATGAACTCTGTGGCTAGGCACACACGCTCACCATTCTCATAGCCGTAGCCACGAACCCAAACAATGGTGTCCTCGAAAAGGCTGGTCTTGTAGAACTCAACGAACTCTTGGAACTTGGCATAGCCGTAAGCCTCAAACGCTGGCTCAATGGTCTTGCCAGTCTTGATGTTTACGCACTCGCAAACAACGGTAGCAATGTCGTTGGTGGTTAGTGTTGTGGTCATTTTGTTCCCCGTATCTCTTTCGTGTCTATCAACTTTTGTTGATAAGTAAATCCTACTAGGTCTAACAAATAAATCAAACTCGGCACACATAGTTTTGCAATCAATCGAACAAAAAATAAATACACTCGAAAACCAAAAAAATAAAAGCCAACCCGAACGGCAAAGAAAAAACCCCAACCTTTTCGGGCTGGGGCTTTCGCCTTGTGGCTCTACTTGTAGAGGCTCACAATCTGGAAATACTTGGTGAACTCTGGGTCAAAGCAAGCCTCGTATGCCTCTGGGAAATCAACCGCCAACTTCTCGGTGTCCACGCCCTTGCGAACTCGTAGGTCAATGCGAGCGAACTCAATGCCGTTGTGGGTCAAGGTGTCGAACTCGCTGGTCTTGGTGTCCTTGTCCACGCCGAACACGCCCTCAATCTGGGCGGTCAATGCGACCTTCATCTTCTCAAGGCGAGCAATCTCGGCACGAACTTCGACCAACTGCTTTACCTGCTCAAGAACAACCTTGGTTGCCTTGGTTGCCTTGGTTGCCTTGGTGGTGGTCTGGCTCTTTACTGCTACTGACATTTCTAACTTCTTTCTATTTTTGTTCCCCAGCCCCTTGCTGGTAATACCAGCGTATGCGATTACAAAACAAAAGTCAAATCCATTTACAAAAAAAAGTTGCGAGCGTGTCGGCGTGCGAACAAAAAATAAATACAGGCAAACCTAAAAAAATTACCGCAAACAAAAACGGCAAAAGAAAAAGGCAACCCTTTCGGGTCGCCCTCTCTTGCGTGCTGTCTGTTTACAGTTGCTCAAACAAAACTTTAGCGTTCACTGCCAAATCTTTTAGATCTGCCAAATCTTTCTCGGTAAGCCCTAGCGTGTATCCCTCTGGGTCTGTTCCGCCCGTAAAGACAACATCTCCAAAGACTGGCTGGTTTCCACCAATGGAAGCAAACAAAGCGGAAGCCAATGGGTTGATAACCAACTCGTTCCTAAGTAGGTATTCTTCGTTCACCCACATAGTCAAATCTGGGCTTAGGTCAATTGCCTCAATGTATCCATCTACGGCAGTCTGTAATTCCTTTAGTGCTGTTCCAGTTTCCTCAACGGCAAAGTCTGCCTTGATGATTAGTGCTTTCTTGTCTGACATTTCTGTCCCCTTTCTATGTAATAAGTCTACTCTTGCCCTCTGACATTTCCAAACATAAACGGCAACATCTGACGGCTCGTCGAAAGTCTGCGAACAAAAAATAAATACACCCGCAACGCGAGAAAATCCCGCGAGCGCGAGAAAAGAAAAACACCCGCCAAACTTTTGACGGGTGCTTTCTTGTTGCTGTTAGGTTAGTAAGTTCCTGCGTATCGAATGTTTAGCATACGAACCAAACGGCGCTTTAGGGGCGAGGGTGAAAAGTATCCTAGATAACCCTCAACCGCTGTCTGTGGTAGCGAGCGCAAAATACGCCCAACCAATGTGCTAGTTGTCTGGCTAATCTTTCCAGTTTCTAGCGAAATAATTCGGTGAGTGTGAATGTCGTATTCGAGAATTAGTGTTCGCCAGTGAGTAATACGGTAAACACCTTTCTCGTCTACTGTTGCGGTAATCGTGTTGTTGTAGTTCACAAACTCTTGAAACTTTTGAATGTGTGAGTTTATCTCGTAGTTAGCAATTCTTGACATCTTGTTCCCCTTAGTAGTTCTCGTTTACGAAATCGTAAAGTTCTTCAATCTTGTTCGCTTTACGAACGGCAGTTAGAAACTCTGCGTTTTCCATTAGTAGGTATTCGTCTACGGTAGTTTCACCAGCAACCATAGACAAAATAACTCGTAGGTTTAGTGTGCTTAGTAGTTGTCCTGTAGCAACCATTTGGTTGCCCCCTTTCCCTTGATAGTTTCACTATACCAGACATCTGCGACAAAATCCAAACTTTTCACGAACGGCGTGTTGTTGCGGCAGCGAACTGAACAAAAAATAAATACACCTAGAAACTAAAAAAATAAAACGCAAACGCAAACGCAAACAAAATAAAACGGCAAGCGAAAACCCCGCTAGGGAACATTTGCTCAACCTAGCGGGGCTTTCTTTTGTTGTTGGGGGAACAACCCTATTTAGCGTGTCTGCCTCTGCCTTTTGCGTGGCGACCCTTACGGCGACCTCTCGGCAACTGTGCGACTGCTAAACCTAGTAGGAATGAACCAATCGAAAGACTGGCTACTCCCAAAATCAAAATAACTTCTGCGTTAGTCATTACTTACCCTCTCCCGATAGAAACGAAACCAACTTGTTGAACTGCGGTGCGAATGTGAACAATACCGCAACCAATACGCCCAAGTTTATACCATTGAAAAAGGTTTCGCTAATGGTCTGGTTTGGCTCTCCGCCAATTAGTAGCAACATTAGGTAAAAGAATACCCAAGCGCCTGCTACAAACGGAATTGCTACGATACCTGCTACTGCTCTACGAATGTAAAACTTCATTTTGTTCCCCTAACTTTCTGCTGGCTCTTTGCCAACAAGATAAATCTAACATACTCCACAGACAAACGCAAACATCTCGTCAAAAGTTTCGGCGAGCGCGACAAAAAATAAATACACTCATCACAAACAAAAATACCCGCAAACTTTCGGGTAAAGGAAAACCCCCCTAGGGAAATGTCAATAAACCTAGGGGGGCTATGGGGGGGTGTTAGGGGGACTAACTCTTTGTAAATCTCATTCGTAAATCGTGCCACTCATCTGCGAACTCGCTTCTGAATGTTCTACGGCGACTCTTAGGGTAGCGACTCTGCTCTGCCAAGAAAAGTATGTGTTCTGCTTCGACCAAACTAATAGCGCAAATCGCTATAACCAACAACTCAATCAAAACCTCAAGGGTTGTGCCAATACCAGCAACCGCAAACATTACCGCCATAAACGCTGTGCCTAGGGAAATGCCACGCAACATAACTGCTAGGTGTTCCGCATTGTCCAACCTGTGTAGGTAGACGGCACGCTTATAGCGACCCTGCTCTTGCCTTTGCTTGTATGACATAGCCATTAGCGACCGCCAAGAATGTGGTTGCTTAGTTTCTCCATACTATTGCGTAGGCAGTCCATACAGACTGACTCGCCTCGCCCGCCACCAAACGATTCGTTAGGCTTCTGCTCGAAACAACTCTGGCAAACTGTCTGCCCCTCAACTTCGGTAAAGTTTCTGTTGAGTAGTTTAGTGAACTCGCTGTGAATACGACTTAGCGCACGACCAACCTTATCGAAATCTGCGTAAAGGTAGCCACCAACCAACTGCTGAATACGCTCGTTGTATCGGCACTGGTCTAGAAAAAACTCTGCGTGCTTCTCAACCAAATCACGACCCATTAGTTTCACTGCGAGCGCAAGGGCTGTGTCTGAATCTTTGTTTATCGTCTTTGCTGACATTTCAAATCCTTTCGTTAGTCCAACTATAAACGAACCCTCTGACATTCGCAAACTCTCTCGGCGTTCCGCGTGTCGAACCTGAACAAAAAATAAATACACGCTTGCGGGCGCAAAACTTTTCACGAAACAAAAAAAACGCCCACCTTTCGGCGAGCGCTTTTCTTTTAGGGGGGGGGCAGAAATCTAATCTCTTGCTAACTTTTTATTGTTCAAAAGGTCTAATGCGTCAAGATAGTGTTTCCTATCCTCATCTTCAACCCATTCGTTTATGTCGGTGTCCCAGACTTGCTCATCTTCGCTGAACCGCGCTGAATAAGTGTCATCTGCGATAAAAACCTCTTTGTCATCTAA